TAATCTCGACCCCTGAATTAATTTTATTTTTCCTAGCCTTTTATTGCTCACCCTTACGAATCAGATACAAAATGCTGACTTATTTGATCGTTTTTGTTTTATTGGCCTGGACCGCCCTCTCCCACTTCATGCACGCTTTCACATTGTCAACATCAATGTCAATGTTTGAGAAAACTCTAGCCGTCTCCATTATCTTCTTAGGTTATGTTATTTGTTCTGGTGGTGCTCCATTGATGAACACCTTCAGCCAACTCATAGCCCCTTCACCAGCCCCCGTCAACGTGACGGCCGAAATGATTGGATTAATGGAACGGTTGCTAGAAGAACGGCATCAGGAGATTTTAACTCTCTTGGAAGACCGTACAACAACCACTCCCCACCCTGATACACCTGCACCCGAGGTCCTTCCGACTCCCCCTGCTTGGGAGCTACCGCTTGTTGCTGTGAGCTATGAATTAACTATAATTCTAGCCACGCTGATGGCCGTAGCCCTCATCTGGGTTGTCGTAAAAATCATAAACTCCTATAGGAACTACGGAAATGGACAGTTAATTCTGAACGAATCATTTAGATCCGGTTCAGACTTGCAAAATATTCCGTTAACGTCAGTTCCTAGAGCCGTTTTTGGAATATATTCTAAGAATTTTCTTGGAATGATGACCTACGTTGGCACTGGATTCAGAATGGGAGAGTATTTGTATACTGCCGCCCACGTGTTGAAAGCCTCCGCTTCTGGGGGTGAAACTTGGTTGGTCCTCGACGACAAAAAAGTTAAGAGTCCAGTATGGATAAACATCTATGACGATGTGGTCGCCACTCATTACAACTCTGTTGCGGCTTTGGAGCTCAAATCTTTGTCTCCAGCTCAAGCCACATGTTGTTATACAACCGTCATAGTGTCTGCTTCTCGTGACCCTAACTCTTCTATGGGTTCTTTGCGATACAAAGGAGGTCCTACCTACGTCTATTCCGGATCAACTCGTTCTGGATTTAGCGGAGCCCCAATCCTTTCTTCGGTTGGTTCAGCCGCCCGCGTTTTGGCCCTACATTTATCAGGAGGCATTGAAAACTTGTGTATTTCAACTGCTTTCCTAAGTTTGTTAACTAAAAATGGGCTTAAAAGCGTTGCTGTTGCACCCGAGAATGTTGATCAGGAAGCCGCTAGCTCCTATTTAAACGACACGTCTGCGCAAAAGATTCTTAATTCCTTTTCTTCCAACAAAAAGAAAGTCACTGTTATTCGACGCGACAATGACGAAGTCTTCGTTGAGATCGAAGGAGCGTTTTATGGCATAGATTCTGACACTTATGATAATTGGAATTCCAATTCCAATGTCCGTTCAGCCCACCTTGAATGTGATGAACCTCCAAAAAACTTTTTGGGGGCTTCTTCACTGCAATCAGCGGTGGAAGCCCTTACTACGTCCCCAACTACGATCATCAACCCAACGGACGCTTTGACATCCCACCAGGATATTCTTGGCCAACATCCTCTGATAAAGTCATTGAACGATCATTGCAGAGTCATGTTGAATTTGCAAAAATCTCTAGAGCAACTTGCATACCCCCCAGTTATGGAGAATGCTCTCTTGTCATCGCCCTCGCATCAACAACAAACGACATCAAAGGAACCGAGATCCCCTGCCCAACGTACTCCGGCTTCCTCCAAGCGCTCCGCCAACTTAACCTCAGCTCAAGTACGGGACTTGGCCAGTTCTCTGGCTACCCAAATATTGCCAATGCTATCGGATTTGATGGAGTCAACTTCGACCCAACAGCCGAAAGCAGAAGACGCTTCCTCTTCGAACGCGTCAGGCTGAAACTTTCAGGTTTGGCCGAGGGTTTGGATTATAACGACGACATTAAGCTATTCATAAAGGATGAACCTCTTTCAGACAAGAAGAAGGCTCAAAATCGAGAAAGGATAATATTTTGCCTGTCATTGGAAGACCAAATAGTCGATCACATTTTGTTTTCCGAAACAGTAGCCCTAGAAGTTGCTTCTGCACCAGACACCAACAGCAAGGTGGGTTGGGCCCCGATTCCAGCCGGATTCTTTTCTTTCTACCACACGTTCAATTTGAACGAGGTTGTTAGTATAGATAAGTCGGCTTGGGATTGGACTATGCCCCCATACATAGCTTATATGTATTTTGAACAAAGGTTTGGCCATTGGCCACCTTTGGCCCGCGCTATGGTTTGGCGCAGATTTTTGCAAGTTTTAGGACCCAGCTGTGTGATTCGACTACCAAATGGCAAAAGATTAAGACAGACAGGTTTTGGTATCATGAAAAGTGGTTGGTTACTAACCATTGGAATGAACTCCGCCGCTCAAGTCTATCAACATTACTTAGCTCAAATCCGATCGGGATCACCCAAGAAAAATATATGGTCCTGCGGTGATGATGTAGTTATGGAAGCCCCCAGTCTAAATTACTTGATACAATTAAGTATGACTGGCTGTATTCTCAAACACGTCATCCCTCGAGCTGAGTTTATGGGATTAAGATATGAACCCGGAAACGTTCTGCAACCTCTATATCCAGACAAACATGCCTACAGTATGGCCTACGCCCCACCAGATCTATTACCGGATTTGGCAGTTGGCCTCTTATCTTGGTATGCTTTGGCGAAGGATAGAACAGTTGTACTTCCGTTGGAATCATACTCGCCGCACCGCCGCTCAGTTTATAAGTGGTGGGCTTATGGTCTACTTGATCTGTCATAATAAACCGCATTTTAACATCTCCTAACATCCATGCACCTAG